TCCAGTTGGGCGTCGTAAATCGGATCGGCGTCCATCCACTTGGCCGCGTTTCTCTTGCCAAGCTCCGCGGCCTCCTCGTAAAGGGGCGCGGTTTTGAATCGCCATTTGATCAAAAGCGCATCTAATGCGTCGTCGATTCGGCGCTGCGCTTCCGCCGCTTCGAGAGTGCCCAGCCTCCCGTCGTTTCCATAGGCGGCGCGAACAATGCCCAGCACCTCGTCGGTAGCGTCGGCATATAGTGCGGTCGCCTCCATTGTGTAGCGGGCGACAACCTCGGCAAGATCGGTCAGGTCCAGCGTTCGGAACCCGTCGAAGCGGCCGGGGCTTTGCCAGTCGCTGGGCAGCCAATCGCGAACGGATCTTGTTCTCAATTCATCGCGCCAACCGGGGCCGGTTGGCCAGTTGTCGCCGGGGGGTGGCGTTTCATCGCAACAGCTGCAGCCAATCGTCTCGTGTCGGATCAGCCGGTGGTGCCCTCTGGAGCGGTCGAGCTTCACCGAAAGCTCCAGATCTGTGTCTGGGTTCTCCAGCCGTGGGGGCTCGGGCTGGTTTTCGTCCGGCTCGGCCTCGTTTTCGTCCGGCATCATATCGGCCCCGTTGCCCGCCCCTACCAACTCGGCCGCGACACCTTCGGCGATACTTGACAGCGGCAACGGGCCGACGCTGGTGTGCAGTAGCGGCTGATCTCCCCCATCTACCGGAAGCAGTCCCAACTCGCTCCGCATCTCGTTGATCGTCACGACTCCGTTTTTCAATAGGGTCTCTGCTCGCTTTGCATCATCCAGCCGCTCCTTGGCGCTTGCTGGTGCAGTCCGGTCGAACGAAAAGCGAACCAGCTTGCTCTCTTCGCCGAGCAGCGCGGGCATGATCTGAGCATTGATCCGAGCTTGCAACAACTCCAAGATCGGCGTGATCAGGTGAGAGCTTGCCACGTCCATCTGAACCTCGGCAGACGCACGCGGAATTCCAGATGTGTCTCCAAGCTCAACGGGCGTTACTCCAAAAACGCGCCATATCGTGTGTCGCATTGACTCGACAACTTCACGAAGCTCTAACTCTTTGGGGGTGTGCCGAAGCTCTACCCACTTGGCCTCGATGCCTTGCGGTTGCGGGCTCGTCACCACGCGGATGCTGTGATCTTTTCCGCGCATGCTTTGAAGGTCGGCACGCGCTCGTTCTGCGGCTGGACCCGCGACGCCACCAAGAACCAAAAGGCCGGGCGGGATTTCGTCAGCGTCCAAGGCAAGCATCGCGTGCTCATCAGCCAAAATCGTGGTGATACACTCATTTATACAGGACTCCAGCAAAGGGAGCCCTAAATTGCTTCGGGTGTTCTTGAATAGACGAAAATATGCCAGATTTTCAGGCGAAAGCGGAAGCGGCGGGAATTGGTCGTTCTCGGTGTCTTGTTCGTAGTGTAAAAGGTGCCCGTGTTTGTCCGTCACGGGGAACCACTCCGAACCAAGCCACACCACAAGCTCTTTCAGGTTGCCCTCGGCATCCTTCACTAACTCCATGGCTCCCGCATCGTACACAAGCAGGTCCGTGACAAGCGCGGTCATTGTCTCCTGCCATGTCGATCCGTTTTCGTCGGGCACTTGAAGAAAATCACGCGCCTTGTCTGCCACCTCCATGGCGGCCGCATATTTATCCGAATCACGAGGATCAACCATGGGCTTGACGTACCAATCCCACGTTGCAATGCGGCGCACAATGCTGTCCACACACGCCCGCACGTCTGGCGTGCTTTTGTACAGCTGCCAATACTGGGCAGGCATGAGGCTTCGATATTGGCGATAAAACGAATAGTGGCTGGTCGGGGTCTCATACAGTGAAGACGTGACCGCCGCGTGAGAGTACCCGAGGCGCTCGCGTGCAGATGTTGCACGGCGCCCGCCCGCGCTGTCATACCATCCACCGGCCTGCAGCTTTGGGCGATCAAGGCGAACAACGGGATCAGGGCGAATGTTTAGCGGAACAGGTTTATCAGCCACAAGCACCTCCTGCCTCACCGTATCACGGCGGCACCCTTTGGTGTAGGCGCTCGCGGGCTCGCGGTCAATCGGCACTCGTGGGCCTTTGTTCTTGAAGCCTTTTCAACTAAGCGCGGTGGGTTTTTATTGCTTCCTGTGTTCCGTTCATCGAAAAAAGATCACATTAGCCCTTGCACTCTACTACCGTACAGAGTAGAACATAGGTGTCACCAAGGAGGACATCATGGCAGCGAAAGGAAAGGCTAAACTCTTCAAGTCCCGCAAGAATCTCGATGGTCAATTCCACCGCGGCGGAAAGGGTCGCAAGGCTCGAATCGCCCGGAAGCACAAGCGCAGCGTTGAAAAGTCACTGCGTCAACAATCCCGTAAACTTTGCAGCCAGTAGGAGGCCATCATGTATGATCGCGAACTCGACCCTTCAGAATTTCATTATCTTTCTAACACTCTGCGCGAGGACGGAGAGGAGCACAGCGGCATCGTTTTCCTGCCTTTGGGAGATGGTCGGGTGGTTACTTGGGCCGATCACGGGTCCAGCCATTACGAGCGGGAGGTTTCATCTTACAGCATGAAGACGCTCCCAGTTGAGGAGGCGCGAGCATACTGGCGCGAGCTTCTCGCCAAGACTTACGCCGGTTTTACTCGTTACGCTCACCAACAAAGAGATGGGGTCGTTCACCCCCACGCTCAAATTTGAAACGACCCAAGCCCTCCGCGCCCCAGCCCCAACCGGCTGGGGTTTTTTTATGCCTGAACAGGAAAAGCCTGTTCGGTGTACTGCGAGCCAACCCGAAAGAAAGATCGAGAAAAGATCATTTTTTCCTTGTGCTCTACTACTCCACCGGGTAGAACATAGATGTCACCAAGGAGAAAGACATGGCTATCATCCGCACCAACAAAGAAACCCAAGAAACCACCACCACCCACGCCGGCCTCGTCGTCAAAGTCTGGAGCAAGTGTGAGCGCGTCATGTCGGACGTTTATGACACTGCGCAATATGCTCGCGTTTGGAACCCAGAAACCGAAGCCCCTGAAACCGTCAGCTGTGGCTACGCATACCACGGAAGTTTCGACGATGTCGTGATCGACGCGAGCGACGAAATCGTGGCCAAGGTGAAGGCTTGGGAGGCCGCCTTGAACGCCAAGCAAGTCGCAGAAAATAAAGCATACGATCACAAGCTGCGGGAAGCAGCCGCCAAGGAGCGCGTGCTGGAACCCACCAAGGGCGCCACCGTTGAGGTGGTCAAGGGCCGCAAGGTTCCCGTGGGCACCGTCGGAACCTGTGTCTGGGTAGGCGCTGGCGACTATGGCATGCGCGTCGGAGTCAAGGACGAGGCCGGGAAGGTGCACTGGACCGCTGCCAGCAACGTGGTGGCCGTCCTTGATGGCGTCCCCACCAACGAAGCCCCCGAAGGCGGTTGGGGCGCTTACCTGAAGACGGTGCTCGAAGCCGAGGCAGCCGTGAACGCAGCCGGCCCCCAGAAGGGCGACGTGGTTGCCCTCGTCTCCAACGCCTCGGTATTCGGAAAGGTGTTCTGGAAAAAGGGCATCCGCCTCGGCTTCAAGGTTGACGCTAAATCCGATCCAACTTGGGCCAACGTGGACGAGGTCCAAGCGCACGCCGCATAAACCTCAACCTTTCACCCTGTACGCCCCCCGGTTGGCTTCTACGGCCTCGGGGGGTGTCCTGCATCAAGTAGAGCGTTTCGGGAAGCTGGAGGGCATCCTGCGGTCATTGCGCGCAGGTGGCGGCAAGGTCAGTCAATTGGGTAAGCATTGCGGCGTTGGCAGTGCGTAGGGTTTCCACCTGTTCAACAAGATCCCGACGGCGTGGCGGGATATCGGGGCACTCCTCGCACTCCTCGCACTCCTCCGCCGTTGGCTCGTCCTTCTCAATAGCGATCGACATGCCCCCGAAGCTCAAAGCGCCGCCGCCAAGCATCCACATCATGGGGATCATCAACGGGTTGAACTTTCCGGCCATCGCCGCCATTACGCTGGCCTGTTGTGGCGTTGTGGGATTATCTGACACTTTGCTACCTCCTGCCCATCAAGCATAGCAGCAGGCGCAAGTCTCGACCATTACGCAGACCTAACCAACCGGAGAGGAGGCTGTGCCTCACGTCTTTGTTGTTGAATCCCCTCCTCCTGCAGCCAATCCGCGAGTTGTGCGAGTTGATCCAACTCGTCGAAATCTAACTCAGCGACCAGCAAGCCGTCCGATCTGCAGTTGAGGCGCCCGATCATCATGCCCAAGTCTATTCCCCACGCAGCCAATCGTGCCCCGTGGCTGTCAGTGAGGGCACACGGCTGATCACAAGAGGGGCACGTTCCTGCATCCATCTCCATGGAAGCGCGAGGGCCGCAATGCGTGCAGTTGTAAACCATGCCCAGACCGTATCATGCAACGATTGGCCCGAACAGCTACTGGTTGCGGCTCACAGATGCGACCATCCGAACCATGTCCCGTAATCGGGACCGGGGGGCCTTGTCGTCGTGGTCGTCTATGTCGATCCCCGGAGTCACACCCACAAACCCACCAAAGATCCGAGCCATCAGTCTGCCGGAGCGCTGATCGGCCGCCTCTTGCCCTGCGTCATAGGCCGAGCGCAAGGCCTGAACGATCGCACGTTGCTGATCTTTGGTGCAACTGTTCAGAAGCTCCTCCATGTGCGGGTCGTCCGAAATCTCGGCCACAGCCATGAGGACAGGCAGCTGCGCCGTGGTCCGGTCTTTGCGTGGTTTATGTGCCATCTCTGTCTCCGTTGTTCTACTCGTTCCCATAGTACCGCCCTCCAGTCTTTGTCAGGTCCATAGCGATCCGCTGGTAGGCATCTGAAAATCTAAAGTGATCATCTGCGTTTCCCTCGTCCCAGATATAACGCTCTCCTCTCGGCGACAGGACACGCTTGGGGGCCATCATCTGATCCTGCCAGCCCTGCACGCTCCAAACGTCTTCCGGGTAGGTTCGACGAGGCGGTGACACGCGCAGATCGTCCATGGTCGCATCGAGTAACTGCGTGCGGTCTACAGTCACCACTCGGCGCAGGTGATCCTGCCTCATGCCGTAGTCTTCACGCCCAACCCGATCTGTAGGATGAAACTGGCAAAGCCAGAGATCGCACACGCCCGAGGCTTGGCAACGGTCTCGAAGCTCTTGCGCTTTTCGGGTCTCAGGCCGAGCATCGACCACCGCGCAGTTTACTCGATAGCGCACAAGCAAGTCATAAAGTTGATCGAAGGTTCGGACGGTTCCCGTCCACCGGCCAACTCTGTGGTAAGCCTCGGTTTCCCCGTCGATCTTCAGCGTAGATATATCAACATGCAGCTGTGTTCCAACGTCAACCCCAGCCACAACCAATT